GGGCGCTACGCATGTCGAGCAGGGGGGGCGGGAATTGCACCCGCCCCCCACACTCATAGTAGAGATGGAAACATCTCTGCAGTTGAGATCTAACTCAAACTGCTCCATCCACGGATCAGGCGACTGCGCCGTGGAACCGCAAACTCGCCGGGCTCGGACATATCCGAAGGAGATGTGAATCTCCTCAAGACCATGCTCCAGTCATCCGGTGCAACGTAAGTTATACGGGGCACCAGACGCCACGCCCTGATTTCGTTTCTCTGCAACATCGGATTATACCGTGTGGCAGAGACCGACCCAGGTTGTGAAGTCCTAACGGGTCGTAGAAGGGACAAGAAGCCAAGCTGCCGATTTGTTATCGGCAACTCGCCCAATTGACCTTCTACTAGGCTCGCCAGATGACGAGCCAACCGTTTATACGATCGAGCATATGCAGCGTTTGAATACGCTACGTATGAGGCGATCGAACCGGCGGGCACTACGCGATGAACACCAAACACCTTCTTAATTCGAAGGGGTGTGACATCGACGCCCTTAAAGGCGTCTTTACCGCAGGATTCTCGAAAGAATCCCGCTGTACAGCACTTACTATCATTGAACATAAGTCCAATAGTAGGAAAGTGCCGAAGTAACGAAGTATAGACTTCACTTCGCACTATGATGTCATCGCCGTACACGAATACTGCTGCTCGCGCTTTATCGCGCAAGCGCCTCCAAGACTTTTGAGGGTCTTTAAGGCGGTATTCGCGTACTAAACTAGTTACGGCAAGTGCGTAGAAGACAACGCTCTCAATAGGGAAGCATAAATTGCTACCCATCGGAGCGAACTTCTTTAAACGCACTACCTGGCCTGAAGGAAGCATCGTGCTAGTACTCCTAGTGGCTAACAAGGCCTCTAAGAGTCGCGGTACCTTTGCGAATAACTCGCAAATTAACCACAAACTAACACGATCAGATGCTTCTTTCATGTCTAATGTGACCCACTTCTGATTGGTGGATCCAACTTCGGCAAGGCGTCGATTAACTGTCTGGTCAGTGAAATTCACATGACCTTTGGTCAACCGATGCCCTTCGATATGCGCAACAAGCGCACGTCCAAGGCCTTGCTGGATCCATTGTATCTCGAGTGGTTCACATGAGATAATACGAGGGCCTCTCGAGTCTTTTGGGACGAGCACTACTTTCGCAGTGCCCTCCTCTAAGACTTCTAGGTTCTCGTACTGACGCCATCGATCTGCAACGGCAGATAGACTGTATTCGTAGTACTCCGTAAAGGGGTACACACGTTCTACAGAACTATATATGCGGCGGAAAACATGTTTTTCATGATTTCTCTCGCCCGTTGCAACAGCACCAGGCCCATGACTGGGCTTGATGTCAGCTGGGTCGAATAGAGCGAAGATGTCTCGGATCAAATCCGAAGTCTCTTCAATCCATTCTTGATCGATATTACTGGGCTTGTCGAGCCCTGCGTCAACAGAAACGAAGTCCTGAAGCACTTTAGTCTTCTGGGACTCTGTAGCTGGAATCTCGAGCTTATATAAGCAATACATAAGCTGCCGTAACTCAATGAGAACTACCGTATCAGCCTCCGGGCTTACAAACCCGGACGGAGTGATAACCTTTGAGAACAGCCACCGAAACAAATTCGGTACCGTTCGTCCTTTACACTTAGAAAAAGTGCTTGGGATTGTCAAAGGTTCATCCTTGGAAAGGCATTTGTCAAGTGCCTTCCCAAGTTGCGGAAGGGCTTTCGTCAAAAACGAGAGCCCCTCATTGCCGACACGATATACAACTTCTTGTATATCGCGTCGTGACTCCTTAACTGGAACTGATAGCTTCTCAGCTATGTCAGTGTAGAGGTCGCAATAGAGTGAGAGATATAACTCTCTCTGCTTAGCTATTACAGATACCATTACGGTTATCTTTCTAGCATACAGCAGCACTATGGCAACTTCATAACACTGAGCCTGAGTTGTATACAATGCCCGATGACTACTACTTCCTCCAGACGATGGCTTTCACCATCCATCTGAAGAACCGTAGTTGTAACATCATATACAACGCACACCTCGTGGATCTACATAAGGTAGAAGCGACGGATCTCCTCCTTGTTTTCGGAGGGGTCGAACACCTATTACTAGGGTTCATTGTTCAGGACCTTCGCCAAATAACCACTCGTGTTCAAAAAGGACACGAGACGGTCTTTAACGTCGGTAACCTGAGCAAGGGTCGCTACGTCCCTGGGCATCTCGATTACGAGCTGCACAGTCACGTTGACGTCCGGTTGTGGCGAAGTGCCACTAATCGTTTCGTCAAAGCGAACGAGATGACGGTCCACTACTCCAAACGAGCGGTCGGCCTTCTGATGAGAAATCGTCAGAATGCGCGGCTCTCCGATTGTAGCAGTGGCATCAGAACGAATGGCTTTACCGCCATTCACTGATATGAGCGAGTACGTCTTAGCGACGCTCGTCCCCGTCAGCGTGATGTCGTTGTTAAACATGCGCTGTACCTCTATTGGCTACTGGTTATGATGTTACGTGATAGGCCAAAATCTATTGCCTATCGAACACGCGATGGAATAATAGATCCAATTCTGGATCCATTAAACCAACGAATTAGATACGCTCTATATGACCGTACTTCCGCAGCCCCTTTAAGGACTGCTTCCATACGATTATATAGAGAGTCGAAACCGCCATAACGATTCACCAAGCTAAAATACTTGGCAGAACCGAATCTGGCATCTCGACACTCACGTATCTCGCCACTAAGACGCACAACGCTGCCCATAAGGCTACGGAGTGCAACTACAGTGCCGGCTAACCGCCGGCGATACTCTGTTTGTGTCATATGATACTTACTTTGCATCGTCGACGTGTGTTGTAACATCGACAGAATCGGAGAAGACTAGCGTCTTCTCCAATTAGTTACTCCATCCATCCGCACTATAACCAGGGAAGCCCCAAGGCCTACCTGATTAAGATTGGGTGTTTGGACCGACAACGAGTCCCACTGGGATGGATAATCCCGGCGGCGCTCGTAATACTCCTTGTCACCGTAAGCGAGGTCAGTGATGACCTTACTTGCCCAGTTCCAAGTGAGTTTGGTTCTGTACCCGTACTTCAGCGAATGGCTGAAGTCGTGGATAACTATGGGAAGAGGATCTAATAACATATCCTCATAACTCCTGATCACATCTCCTACGTTGACGAACCAGTCAACGACAAAGGAGAACGGTATAGCTTCCCAAATAATGGAAGCGACCCGATTCACGCCAAAGGCGTGAATGAGACCGTCGAGTTTGCCAAGCAGACCTTGCAGCGCAGTCGCATCGTATGTGAACAACATACTAGCGCGATAAGTAGGCCGAGTTAACCACTCGGATTTCCTTGTCGCCGTATTACTCGAGCCAAAACAAAGGCTCAAGTTAGTAGGGCCCATCGTTGCAGGGAGGGTGAGGAGATTATCGACAGGACGCTTGTAATGGCGTATCTGTCTCTTCTTAGCCTCCGATATCAGCTTGGAAACGATAGAACGATAATTGTCAATTAAGGCAACTATCTTCTTCGCATCAGAAACAGTGGGTTGGACAGCAAATTGATAGGCTAAATTAGCCCATGCAACTCGCTTAAGAGCCTTCCCGAAGAAGCCGACAGTACGTTTCCAAACGTCTGACGCGGCAGCGAGAGACTGCTGAAGGGTTTTAAACCTCCACCAGCCTCTAGGAGAGAGACGCTTAGCTCTTTCGAGCTTTTGCAACTCTCTCAATCGCTGACGTTCTGCTTTTTCGATCGCTTCACGGGCCTTGCGGCCAGCGAGCAACCCTGTTTCAGCAAGCTCTGCTACAAAGTTCGGAAACAGCAGTCCATCATCGATGGACGGCCGCATCGAACTGAGAGCGTGAAACGACGCTGATTTCCAGTCGAAACCGTTAATGGTCACAGCTGGAAAGAGGTCCCTCTGTGTAGAGGAGACTCTCTCAAGGACAACATAGTGATACAAAATGCTACCTGTACAGGTAGACATATATGTAGGACTAGTTGACCAGGGTCCAAATTTGGACCCTTCACCGTCGCCGCGCCACTCCCGCGTTCTGGAATGAACGCAGTTGCCGGTCCTACGCTTGAACTGTTCTTCATCACTAATAGTCTCAACGAGACTGTTGTAATTTAGAGCAGAACGAGTCAGGTTCTCGACATGTCCGAGATTAGGAGGTGTGATATATAACCGCACCTCCAGACCTGCAGACATAGTGGTTTGCAGTGTTCGAGCTTTAGTTCTCATAGTTAAGGGACTCCCGGG